GGCAGCTACTGCATAATCGAGCGCAGTGTTACGAAGGGAGTGGATCAGGACTTCGATCATCGGGTCTTCAGGAGTGTCGATGTAATCACTGCTGACGTTAATGACCTTTACCGTCGCTGGAGCGTTTGACCCGTGATTAGGGTAAATGTCGTAGTAGACTTCACGGATCAACTCTTCCATCGTCTGGGTGGCGTAGCCGTCTTTATCCAGAGCGATCTTTGAGGTGAACTGGATATCTTCCTCACCTTCGCAGGTGAGGTCTATCCGCGCGAGACGAGTTGGTAAACCGGAAGTAACTTCAGGCATGTCAGATTCCTTCTAATGGATTAGGGAGAGGTTTACGGAAACCAGCGGCGTGCGGATGCCCACCACCACCGTATTTCTCAGCGATCTTGTTAATGACGATACCGGTTTCACGACTGGAACGCAGACTGAACTCACGCACCTTACCGTTATCAAAGTACGTGATGCAGAACGGATGACCTTCAGCAAGCTCATGTGCAACCAAGCTGTGGATATACCGAGGTACGTTAGCCATCGGAACATCGTAGCCGTCGAACACAACCATGATCGCATTCTCGATGTGGAATGCGATCATCTCGTCTTCTTTGTCAACGAGAGGCTGACCTTCAGCGATTGCTTCATCAAGGTTGTGGCTAACCCAGTCGAGTGTTTCAAACTCCTGAGGCTTGCCTTTGATACAGGCGATGACCTGACGGGTGTTCGGATACTTGAACTGCCACAAATCCCAGTCCTGAGCGATAGCTACGACGACAGGCATTGCGGCGCTTGGGAACAGGAAGTTCCAAGTACCACCAGCGCCAGACAGCTTCTCGTTCAGGCGAAGATCTAGGTTACGTGGGATAGGATTCTTATCGAAGTATTCCCAGATCTTCCGGATGGCCGATTCGTGGTGATCGATCAGAACAACAGTACGGGCAGTCTTACACATCTCGACCAGAACTTCAGGATCGAAAGAGAAGTCCACGATCAGAACAGTTTCGCCCTTGATGACTTCAGGGATTACACCCTTGTATTCGCAAGGAACGTAACGAATGTCCTCGATCTTTTCTTTGGCTACGAACTTGGATACGACCCAAGCACTAACTAAACCATCAACGCAGTCAGCGTGATACGCGCAAAGCATGCTTTATTCCTTTGGAGTCATGATGTCATGGAAGACGATGGTGGATGGGATCGGATCAGTGAAGTCTTTTGCAACCAGCTCTGCCATAACGGCCTTGACGCTCAACTTATTCATTTCAGCTGAATGGCCTGGAGAAGCGCGGTGGAGGATATCGAATCCGTGTTGCATCGACTCAATCCTGCCGATGTCCAGCAGCCGCATTAACATTTGTACTTGTTCTTCGGTACGCGCGCCGTTGGACTTAACGAAGCGAGCACCTTCGCCAGTCGGAATACGGCGCATCCTGATGCTGCTATCGCCGACGTCATTGTTGGTGAGGTTACCGAGGTAATACTCGTAGACGACACCTTCATGTGTGAGCAGGCAGCCGAGGATGGCAACGTCACCACTGAAGTGATGACTGGTCGTACCGTTGAGAACGTCGATCAAGTTCAGCGACAGATACTCGGTAGGTAGGATCATGCCGTAGCGACAGTACAAGCTTTCAAGCGGGAAGGTGGCAAGGAGGCCATTTGGTTTCTTGAGAGTTGTGGCGACGTACAACTCATCATTGTAGATAGCGCAGACGTTAGCCACGTTACTTCTCCACTTGCATCAGTTTGAGGGAGGTTGCTTTAACGGTATCGTATCCATCACCGACTTCAGCGGAGACGTAAGGGATTTCCTTAAGCGCTTGGATAACGGTCAGGCCAGCCTCGATACATACGGCCGCCGCAGGAGAACCATTGCCCGAGTAATAGTTGTGGTGAGTGATCTCAATCCACGTTGGCTGATCCCTGTGGAAGAGCCAGACATCAGTCCTCGTCATGACAAAGATACTGGTACGGGTTTCCGAGAATAGCTTGGCCTTGATATCTGGCGTCATCTCCATCGACTCTTGGGATTCCTCCAAGAAGAACCGAAGCAGCATCCCATGGATTGTGTCCATGATGATCTTCATGCCACGAGGGCCAGGGATGTGACCAGCGGAAGCCATTGCGAAAGTCTTCGACTCGTGAGTATGTACTTTCTGCATTGGCTGCTGGGATACGTTCCAACTACCACCAGCGATAACGCAACGACGATCGGCGCCTAAGACACCATCTGAATAAATCACTACGGACATCACGTCCTCCTCATGTCAAAAAATAAAGGGCATACATGGCAGGGAATGACCCCTGCCATGTACTATTGCTTAGGCCTGCTTACGCGGGGTGTCGCAGCCTTGGGCTTTCGAAGCTTTCGGCTGAGCGAACGTAGGGACTTCAGCGTGCAGCAGTTTGCCGTCGGTGGACCACCAGACTTTGGTGCCAACCGGATGCGGCTCTTTGGTAGCGGCTTTGATGCCGGCCGGGATGTCGATCTGAACCAGCTTGTTATCTGCAACGATCACGGTCATGGCGTCATCGCCTTGATGCGCGATCTGGTAGTACCCGCCTTCTTTACCTTCTACGGTAATCAGGTTGTCCAGTACTTCTTGTGGGATTACGAGTACAGCTGGTTGTTGAGACATGTGTCGCTTCCTTGTTACGGGGTTTAGGGATGTTGCTCTATTTAGTAATGTAGGTCTGTGTTTATTTACGTTGCTGTTCAGGCCAATTCAGGTAAGCGTCGTACGCCTCTATAAGGTCAGCGCGATCAACCGCGAAGCCCCTCATCAGAATGGACTCCAGTTGTTTCGGAGTGAGCTCATCGCCACCCTTTAGACCAGCCTCTTCGACAAGTTCAGCAAATTGCGACCTGTACTTATCGTTATCGAGATTGTGTTTGTGTCGCAGCCATGTGGCGGCGCAATGAAGTTCTGTGCAGCTCAGCAGTCGGGAAGGTTGTTCGCCGAAGATAGCGCTGTACTGAATCGCGCTGATTACGACGTACTGACCTTCTATTGGCTCGAAGATCCAATCGCCAGGAACTACCAGTTGTTTGCTTGATCCGCTTTCAATAACGCCAAGCACCGGCCACGTCCAGTGAGGATACTTCGGAGAACAACCTGACGTACCCGTCAGGTGATGAACTTCCATGTAGTCAGTATTACGTACTGCTGGATGATCCTTGCAGTTACGCGCGTCCTGAGGGGGTTCTGCTGGGTTCCACTGGACGGGCTCTTTACGGCTGCTTACCGCAGTCAGATAATCGTCATTAGCTTTATCTAAGATATTCTTGATGAAAGGTATTCCGTTATCTGTACTGGCTTCGAAGTCTGAGATGTCGTTCAGTGCTTTGAGTAATAGTTTCTCTACGGTATTCATGGATCTGTATACTCCCTGATCTATTAAAAGAAATAAAGAGCCATTGGAATTTAGGCCTATAACAATCATCCATCGTGGTAACTTTTTAACGTATAAAATCGAGTCAAAGATAGTATAGGCCAACAAGAAAAACACCCGTAAAAATAAACCCGAAGAACAGGTCCTATTAGGGATCAACTCACCTTAACTACACGTCATCATATTGAGCATCGGAGCTAAACAATGGATTTCAATTTCCAACCAATCGCCAAAGCCATGCTGTCGGACTCCAAGTTCGTAATGGGGTATTCGCGCTGGTCTGAGCAACACGGGCGGTATGAAACCTGGGAAGAAGCTGTAGAGCGTGTGATGAACATGCACCGCGAGAAATACGCGGACAAGATGACTCCTGAGCTGGAAGAAGCGATTGCATTCGCTGAACAGGCTTATAAGGACAAGGCAGTACTGGGCGCACAGCGCGCTCTGCAATTCGGTGGTCCACAGATCTTCCAACACGAAGCTCGCATGTACAACTGCTCGTTCAGTTACTGCGACCGTGCTGAGTTCTTCCAACACGCCATGTACCTGCTGCTGGCCGGTTGCGGCGTAGGCTTCTCTGTACAGAAGCACCACATTGCCAAGTTGCCGAAGATCACCGCACCTTCTGGCGACGAAGCCAAGGTCTTCCAGATTCCTGATTCGATCGAAGGCTGGGCTGACGCATTCGGCGTGCTGCTGTCTTCGTACTTCATCGATGGTGGCACCTTCCCTGAATACCAGGGTAAGCAAGTCCACTTCGACTACTCGCAGATCCGTCCACGCGGTGCCCTGATCTCCGGTGGCTTCAAAGCCCCAGGTCCAGACGGCCTGCAACGTTCCATCGAGAAGTGCCGTGAATTGCTGGACGGTATCGCTCACCCTGATCTGGAACTGAACCTCAAGCCGATCCACGCGTATGACTTCGTCATGCACATGGCTGACGCTGTTCTGTCCGGCGGTATCCGTCGCGCTGCCACCATCTGCATCTTCTCGAAAGATGACAACGAGATGATGACTGCCAAGACAGGCAACTGGTTCGACGCCAACCCACAGCGTGGCCGTTCGAACAACTCCGCTCTGCTGATCCGTAAAGATCTGACCCGTGAAGAATGGGCTGCGATCATGAAGTCGGTACGCCAGTTCGGCGAGCCTGGTTTCATCTTCGCTGAAGACACCGAACAAGGCTTCAACCCTTGCGTTGAAATCGGTCTGCGTGCTTACACCAAAGATGGTCGTTCGGGCTTCCAGTTCTGCAACCTGACTGAAGGCAACGGCGCACAGATCACCACGGTAGAAAACCTGTTCCGCATGTGCAAGGCCAGCGCCATCCTGGGCACCCTGCAAGCCGGCTACACGAACTTCACCTACCTCGGTGAAGCTACCCGTGAGATCACCGAACGTGAAGCCCTCCTGGGCTGCTCCATCACTGGCTGGATGACCAGCCCTGACGTTCTGTTCGACAAAGCGAACATGAAAGCCGGCGCTGAGCTGGTACTGGTTTGGAACAAGAAGATCGCCAAGATGATCGGGATCAATCCTGCTCCTCGTGCGACTACTACCAAGCCTTCTGGCAACGCTTCCGTACTGCTGGGCACTGACTCCGGTATCCACGGCGCTCACTCCGCACGCTACTTCCGCAACGTGCAGATGACTGACCAGGAAACCGTAATGCCGCTGTTCCTGGAACACAACCCGAAAATGGTTGACAAGTCCGTTTGGGACCCAACCGGCAAGTCTCTGGTTGTATCGTTCCCTATCGTGGCCAGTGAAACCGCTATCTTCAAGAAAGACCTGCTGGGCGTTAAGCAGCTGGAATACGTGAAGCTGGCGCAACAACACTGGATCGAACATGGTAGCGACGATTCGCTGTCGGTCGACAAACGCATCCGCCACAATATCTCGAATACCATCTCTGTCGGTAATACTGACGAAGACTGGGCCGAGGTCGAGCAGTACATCTTCGACAACCGTCAGTACTTCGCTGGTATCAGTCTGATGGCAGGCGCCGGTGACAAGGCTTACGCCCAGGCTCCGTTCACTGAAGTCCTGACTGCTCAGGAAATCATGACCAAGTACGGCGAAGGTGCGATGTTTGCATCGGGTCTGATCGTTGATGGCATGAAGGCTTTCGCCAACAACCTCTGGGTTGCATGCGACACTGCTCAAGGTTTCGGTATGACCTTCGAAGACGACAACTGCGAACACCTGCTGCCTCGTGACTGGGTTCGTCGTGCCAAGAAGTTTGCCAACAACTACTTCGGTGGCAACATCGAACTGATGACCTTCTGCCTGAAGGATGTCTATAACCTTCACAAGTGGGAGAACATCACCCGCGCACTGAAGCCTATCGACTTCTCCGAAGAGCTGAAGAAGCAAACGTATACCGAAGTTGACACCATGGGTGCCATCGCCTGCAACGGCGATACCTGCGAAGTTATCTTCAAGTGATCTAACTGGGAGACCTTCGGGTCTCCCTTTCATTCCCTATACAGAGAAATACTGCATGAGCGTCCACATGGAGCTTCTGGATCAACTTAAAGCTCAAACCAACACTCACACCTGCCCTGAGTGTAAAGCACCCGCATACTGTGCTATGACGGACGGTAAGTCGGCTAGTACTTGCTGGTGCATGACTGTGACCCGAGAGTCGAAACCAGAAGCTGCGGATGCTGGCGATGTTTGTCTATGCAAACGGTGTTTGAAATGATTCCATACAAAATCAAGCTGTGGGCTAAGTCACTCTTCCCGCCGAGTGATACAGCGGAGGTGGCTACAGCTAAGCTTGAATACCACAACGACATGAAGTATCAGGACTTCATTGCGGTAGACGGTGAAGTGGTTTGTAATACCTGTCGTGGTAACTGTGGTCAGTGCGGTAGTGGTTTAGCCCTCAACGATCTACAGGCCCGCCATGATGCACTCTTCAAGAAGTAAAAAAAAAGAAAGAACATAGATCCCCGGCCAGAAGCCGGGGATCTATGTCGTCAATGTAAGGTTGTAGTAGCTTTCACACCACGTTCAACCTCGAACAGTTGTGAGGCGATCCAACAGTCAGTGAATATGAGACCGATGTCAAAGCGATCACCATTTGGGAATGGGTGAAGTTTGTAACTCAACCGGTCAAAGGTTGGAAGCTGTTTAAGATACGCCTCAAGGAAAGGCTTCAGGTCAGCTTCGAACTCAGCGAATGAAAGCTTCTTAGACCCTACAAAGTAATGTAAGACAGCAGCCATCGCTAGTTCGACTTGAGCCTTGATTTCTTCAGTCGTCATCGTCATTCAGAGCTTCTTCCTCATCGATGAGCCGTTGCTCATGTTCGTGGTTATCGTCCGCTTCTTCACGGACATAGATGTCGCGGATTTCATCTTCCGTCTTGCCTTCAAACTCGCCAGTCAGTTGACGTTCCGCGAAGTCCTCTTGCGACTCCGGTTCGAAGTCATCGCCCAAATCGGCGATAGGTGTTTTGCTTGGTTCATGCATTTCAATCACTCCGCTCGGGCCAGCAGCTTATAGAGGTTACGGGAAATCTCTTTAGCTTTTGGTTTGGGTTTAAGCCAAGGACGCTTGGCCTCCTCTTTCCAGCTAAGTCGTTCAACAACCGGCTCAGCCTTCATGTTAAAGTAATAACGACCATCTTGATAAAACCGATCGTGCATGTACGCGGGGTAACTATACTCAGGCCACGCGTACGTCCTTCGTCCGATGATTCCTGTTCCTAACATACACGCTCCTTAATAGCGACCTAACCCAACCGAATAGATGTTGAGCTTAACCTTGCACTTGCCGACTCGATTGAGTCTGACATTCAATGTCTCTTTAGTGCCAAGGCCGACGGATCGCTTAAGAATGTAGCCCTCCGGATGTTTAGAAAACATAATCTGGATTAATTCACGAACCACTTGCCAGTCTTCCGGCGTAGTAGGATCGTTGAGCAGTTCGGTGGCTTGCTTAAAGCCGAGCTGCTTCTGCTTAGCAGCCCCTACAAGCGCCCATTTGAAGGTCTTCACTACATCGACCAGACCAACCCATACTCGAGCTGGTGTGGTCTCTGTAGCGCCTTCAAGGTCAGGGACTTTGAAAGGTACGAACATTACACCCCCTTACCGATCGCGCAGAGTGTAGGACAGTGGGATCTTGAGCGCAGTTTCCCAGTTGAACTTACACAGCCAGTTCTTCAGGGAGTTCTCGTACAGGATGCCATTACGCACATACTTCGCGTGTTTACCCAGGCGGTTGGTAATGAATGCTTCGAACTTCTTGATGTCGTCGCCGTATTCGTCGACCACGCTCGGGTAGATCTTATCGATCACCGCAGCAAACCAGACGATGTTCAGACCGATCAGTTCGACCGAGTAGCGGTCGTCTTCAGGAATAGCCACCCACTCACGCACACGTTCGAAGAACGCTGGGACGTCGATCTCATCACGGGTGTGGAATTCACCCATCATTTCCAGCAGACGTTGTTGGTTTGCCATTTGTACAACTGGCTTTACTTCAGTTACTTCAGACATGTGAAACTCCAATTACATCGAGATAGGGCCGGAGCCGGATTTGTGAGAGCTGTGAGCTGCGTCTTGGAAAGCTTTGTTGATCTCATCAATGAGATTCTGGATCGCTTTCTCATGAGGACGATTACACAACTTGAGTCTAGCCATACCGGCATCGACTGTCTGTTGTACTAAAGCTTCTACGTTTTCACCGTATTCAAAAGCCATGTTGCTACTCACTTATTCGACTGTGATGATGATTTGTTTGTGCCCGCCACGTTCAGCGAGCCAGTTATAAAACTTAGCCTTCCTGAGTTCACTGAAGACACCGTAAGGACTATCAACGAAGATAGTGCTAGCTTTGGGTAAGGTATCCTCACCACCGTGCTTGACGGCGTTGATAGCCTGCTTAATGTCGTACGAAGTAACGACTCGATCAACAGGAATCGTCAAACCGTAACCACGTTCACTAACTGGAGTAGCAGCCCAGCCGATCAGCGCGTTCTTCAACGGCAGATTAGGAACGACGTACAGACTATCGGGTGTTACACTGAAGAGCTCCATTAGCATCTTCGTCTTACCACATTGCCGAGGACCTGCGATCCCGACGGTCTTGAATTCCTTCAAGTAATGGCCGTCATCACAACCGATCATCAGGCGACATTCTTCAAACCACTCAGCATTAGTGGTAAACGGTTCGATCAAACTCTGCACCATTGCCTTAAAGTCGTAGGCTGGTCGTGAGGTATTGGTCATTTGCATTTCTCTTCAGTTTAGTTAGTGACAGCATAAAGCCCGGCGGAATGCCGGGCCCTATGTTTGGTGAGACAAGACGAGGAATCGAACCTCAGTAACGGTTAGGTCCTTAACTGCACTAGTTAAGTCACTCTTCTAGAGTGTACTCCGATCATCTTCGCAGAGATCATCTTGCCATGTATGTTGACTCCATCTCTGATTACCGAACACCCGGCGATAACCAGAAACCCTCGTTCCCATGTTGGGCCGCGCTCCGCAGAGCAGACCGCTACACACAACTAACACGAACGAAGCTATAGCCCCTATGTCCCACAGGGAGTCATGTATGGCCCTGAGTGAGAGGATCGAACTCTCGACGCTTGAGTAACGACGGATGCAGAACTCTTCCGGCCAGCCAGCCTGTGGATTCTGCACATCGTATCGTCCTAAACCGTCCAGCCCCAAATGGCTGACCAAGGGATAAAGCAGTGAATCGTAAATGGTGGAGAGAGAAGGATTCGAACCTTCGAAGCTGTTAGGCGTCAGAGTACGCCTAATGCCCTAAGCTCATTCTTCTCCCAGAGTCTAATTTCTAACTCTGGATAATCTCGTTGGAACAATTCGAATTTCAGACGATTCTCATCTCTGAAAAATCCTTTCACTTCTATCAGGTAATCGATGTTCCATTCTTCATCATAGACGAAGAAGTCAGGATAATAGAAACGACCATCAGACAATTCGAATCCTCCGGGTGAGTACAACCACCGTAGACCCATCTCATCCAACCATTCGGCCGCCTTAACTTCCCAACTTGAATCCATCCGTATCCCACGATAATAAGATTGTCTATCACCACGGTGATTAGCATTCCGATTACCTAACATAGATCTAGAAAGCTTCAGCTTAACTTCTTCGGTATGCGACCTACCGAATACAACTGGCGGGGGAGTCCATCTACCCTCGTCATGCATTCTTCTAGAAGCTGCCGATAATTTCAACCTTGTAGACTCAGAGGCAACTTTACCTCTATTTCCGTAACTCGGTTTTATAGCTTTCTTGTCTGGATTCGAATGACACCTTACCCTGTGTTGGCGGTAGGAGTTATCGTTTACCGCAAGCTTACCGCAAAACTCACATGACTGTTCCATACATCACCAAGGATAATTACTCAACTCGGTAATGTGTGTTTGTAAACATGTCTGATCCCTTTGACCGCTCGGGAACCTCTCCATGTAACGGGTGACCCCCTCAAGCACCTCGATGCTCAAGTTAACCCTGTGAAGTCTCAGGCGCCATCCAGAGAGGGATCATTGTATTGGGATTCACAGATGGACTTGAACCATCGACCTCCCCCATGTTATCCAGGTCACACCCAAACCGAAGGATGGATGCGTACGGAGTCGAACCGTTGTGGGGGCGCTCTACCACTGAGCTATACGAATCATGAAGCATTTGAATATGGCGCGTCCAGGGGGACTCGAACCCCCGACCTCTCGCGTGACAGGCGAGTATTCTAACCAGCTGAACTATGAACGCGTGTAGGGTGATGCCGCCTGCTGCCAACGTAGTGAGCTATATGACTATCGTCGGACTCTTAGTGTCGGCCGCAGGCTTGCATCATTAATTGGGACTTCTAGCAGGGATTGAACCTACGACCTTCGTCTCGTGATTTTTCTTTTGCTCTACCGACTGAGCTACACCGCCGGAAAACTGTCTCGAAAGACACCAACCTTAAGCGGTGACGGGACTCGAACCCGCGACCCAAAGAGAGTGACGACGCTCTACCAACTGAGCTATAGAAGTCATTGAATCATTCGTGAGTAGTGATCAACTCGCTAATCACGCAAATCGAACCATCGTCATCCGAGGTAAGCTCGGTGTAATCGACTTGGTTATAGATGCCGCCATGGAACTGAAGCACTTGGTCATTCCAAGAACTATCCAGCTTAAGCGGAACCTTAACCGAGTAGATACCTTTACACACAACGTTAACCGAGATCCAACCAGCGGCTGTAGCGCCGACGCTGATCTTAAACGGAACGCCCAGGGGGACGTCGTTGTGAATGGTCGTATTGACGACGTCAGGCGTATCGAAGCTGGCACGGAAGCCAACCACAATCTTACCTTTGTTCCAGAATACTTTCAGTGGAGGAGTAGTAGCATCCTTGACGTGTATCTGTGCGATAACCACTTTCTTCGCCGAGTTAACCTTAGTAAGCGTTATCGTCTGACGACTCCAGTGTTTAGCCGCACTGGACAACGCCCAGTACTCAGGTTCCTTCCATTCAGTGCGAGTACGGTGAGTACTCTTACTGGACGCACCTTTAGTAGGTGCGATGAATTGAACAGACCCATCTTCCAGCTGAGAAACAACCTCAGGACATTGAATCAATGCCAGAGATCCAAGCAGCTCTAAGGCAACTGGATTGGTTTCAGATACTGGGAGCGGTGTAGCGATCAGATAGTTACTGATATCAACAGACATGCTTAATACTCGATTACGCATCCCTGCAAAGAAATGGGATTGGAGGCCGGCTTCGAACCTGCGCTTCTTGAGGACGAATCCTCAAGCGTCCTTCCAACTAGACGACTCCGCTCATTACAGCTTGAATATGGGGTGGACTCTAGGATTCGAACCTAGGACCTTCAGCAAAGCCAGCCAACGCTCTAACCATCTGAGCTAAGCCCACCATTACAGCAAGAAATTGGCTCCATGACCTGGACTCGAACCAGGGACCCACGCATTAACAGTGCGTTGCTACTACCAACTGAGCTATCATGGAACAGAGTTCGAACAGGCCGCGAAATGCCCAATGGGCGGCTGCTCTACGAAGAGGCGGCTACGCGCGGCGCTGTTCGAACATCTTATTTACTACTTCCGTAACTTTTTACGGATGTTAGTCTAGTAGGTGAAGTTCCTTAGCGACTTCACGGATTGCCCGAACGTATTTCTGCTCATGTTTGTAGGCGTTCTTGAACTTGCATTGTTCAATGAACATACCTACAGCCATCGAACTCGGTAGTCCTAGGAAGATAGCTTGCTGCTCGTTATCGTAAAGGCTAGAGAAGCCTCTAAGCTCGTAAGTCAATCGGCGCAAACGAGCATACCCGAGTACACGCCAAGCTTCCATCATGTCCTTGACACGAACACCTGGATCTTCTGCCGTTTCGATAACTACCTGATGACCGCTTTCATCATTAGTCACCTTAACGACATCACCGACTTGAGGTAATGTGCAAGTGCCCAGAAGTGTAAACGTCTCACCGCTGTCTAAGTCCATGAAGACTTTCTCACCGTCATGCGATGGAGCGACGGCTAGGATTTTGTACTCACCTAGTCTGTAACGGAATTCCATAAAAACTACCTCAACAAAAAAGAAGAAAGGGTTAGTAACAGGGGAACCGAAGTTCCCCCGCCATTTATTTACCAGCGTTGACGATGTACTTCTGATAAGCGTCGGTAGGACTCATCAGGTTTGGATCATCGTTACCTTCGTCAACATAGACGCGATCTTCACCATCGGTCCAGACGTTGTAGTCAGGATAGGCTTTCTTGATAGCATCTTCGACTTCATCGATCGTAAGCTCAGCCACGTTAACGACTGGAGCCCGCGGCGTGAGGTCTGTGTTGAGGATGACACCTTCGTTACAGGCTATGCTCAACGACATAGTCGCTTCGTAACGCCTATCGGCAATAGAGATTGCTATTTTAGGCGCGTCATCGGCGAACAGTTCTTTAAAGAGCTCCTCAAGGAGGGTGGTGTCTTTAAAGTCGCTGAGCTTCTCAGTAAGCTCAACCACACTCATCCCACGCTTGAGCATTAGGCTAGCCAGATGCATCCGGAATAACGGTACTGCTGTCTCCCACGGCAGTACCAGATCATCCACGCCGGTGGTAAGAGGGCTGGTGATAAGCTTAGACATTAGACGACTCCGACACACGCTTCTTGATTTCCGCCAGAGTGGTGGCGAACTTCATGATGCCTTCCATCGCAGCGCAGATATCGGCCGACGGCACCCAACCTTCTGGCAACTGATCCAGATGGTAGAACGCCTGGAACTTGGCACGAGAGATGGTCGAGCTGTCCTTGGCGTCTTTATCACGCTTGAGGATAACCTGATCCTTCTTCACCCGGTCCACGTACACCTTGGTGGTGATACGGTTCTTGGTGGTTTCGTAGATCGCGCCTTCGATTACCGGTTTGTACTGGTGAGTTGGCGTTGGATTCTCGGCCATCAACTTCTTCAGGACGCCTAGTGCTTGTTGGTTTTGTTCTACGATGCTCATGCAGCTTCTCCTACTGATTCAGCGAAAGGTGTGTGTAGACGTTTGAGTACATCAAGGCCGGGTTT